AAATGATTTGTCTTGTAGAAACTTCCAAACTGTTTGTGATGTAGAAAAGTCTAGCTTTAGATTTGTTATTGCATCACTCATTCACATATACATCCATATAGATCACCACTACCATCATTCATTACATGTCTATTTATGGGAGCATCATGATAGGTTGTCAATTTCAATCTTATTATATCACAAAGTTCAAAGCAATCTACTGCTGTTAATAGTGTAATATTGTGTAACATTTCTTTTGTAACTGGAACTAAACTATATAAACCATCATATAAAATAATTAAACTCACATTCCACCTCTATTTCGTCTTTTCCAAGATCTCTTTTTATGCTTATTCATACTGGAGAACTTCGGCTTTTTTCTTTTTGATATTGATGTTTTCTTTGGGATCCTTTCGTGGGGCTGTTTGCTTAGATCAAACTTTACTCTTGCCATCATCCTCCTCTATATCAATTATAGGCTTAGTGTCTGGTCCTTGCATTACAATACCTACAACAGAAGGTCTATCACTATCCTCATGTTGTTCTAATAATCCAGCAGCCTTAGCCAACACCCTAAGTACAGCTACCTTGTCATGCAGCTCTACCTCTAACTGAGGGCCTAGTTTTGTCGGAGTAACTTTAATTTTTTTTATAGCTTTGACTGCTGCATCCGATATGTTTTTAGTATCTTTAATTGTAACATTACCTTTATCATCCCACTCCATAATATCGGCAATATTAGCTTGAGCTATATCAACAAGTTCTTGAGCAACATTATCTTTATGATGTTCTATAATCTCAGATTTCTGTATTCTCCTCTGGACCACTCGGACACCACCGAAACGATCCAAAGGAGGTTTAACTATTCTTTTACTATTAGAATGGGATTTCGTCATCTACACCGGCATCCTGTTTTGGTTCTGGAGCTGATTGTGATTGATATGCTGGAGCTTGTCCTGTGCTGCCACTATTCTCAAACAATCTAAAAAACATAACTGCATCGCCTTTGCTATATTCTTTAGAAGGATCTTTGAGATACATCTTTACATCTTTTGCACCAGGAACCTCAGTTCTTGATTGTCTTTCTTTATCGTAATTCGATCCATCCCATTCCTCAATGATAACTTCGGTATTAGCCTTTATAGTTACATCTCTCATGAATTTGAAAGATCGGTTACTGTGTGTTGGTCCTTTGTTCATATATTTCCTTTTTTTTATGTTTCATATTTACGAGGGTAGATTGACTGGCCTAGAATGAGAACCTACCCCCTAGATCTTGTTTTGATTATACATGATTTGTAAAATTTCTGCAAAAAAATTGTGAGATACCCCCCATATATATATACGCACCCCCACCCCCAATAGGCCCAATCTGTGGCAGCCAGGCCATTTTGTAATATTCTGTAACAATGTATTAGCTCTTCCTGGGATTTATAAATTGTATAGGTTCGTTTACGATTTATATTTTATGCTTGTTTACAAACCTCTTCAATAATCTTTGCATCTCTTCCTTCTTGTTAGTAGCCTTGCCTTTCTTGAAGAATACATCCTTGTAGAATACTATTCTCTTAGGGCAATCGTACTTGTTATCCTTCCTCCAGGTAAGTATATCTCTCATTCTCTTCACAGCATATTCTGGTTTCAATCCTTTCTGTAACCATTCACCAACTAATTTCTCTTCATCAAAATTGTACTGAACCAATGTTCCATAAATCTCATTGGTTAACTTTACAAACTCATTACATACCTTTCTACTATTAAGGAATATATCATTGTTCTGTTGTGTGTTACGCAGTCGTTCTGAGGGAATATCTACATATGCATTAGAGTTCATACTTGATCCATTACTGTCTTTCTTAGTATTCCTTCTGACTGAATATATGTCTTTATCCCCCTGTTTAGGGCCAATAGGTATTTCTGGTTTATCTTCAAAAGATCTATCTTGTACTGTAGCTGTAGCTTTAGCATCATCTTCACTTATACCTTCTTGGAATATCATAAAGTATTTATTACCTCGTAGTCCTGGATGTTTCTTAGCATAAGCGATGTATCCCCATTTAACAAGCAGCTTAATATGTTTCGATACAGTAGACTGTGTGATCTGTAAGTTCTTAGCAATAGTTAATTGATTAGGCCAGGCCACACCTTGTCTACTTGTAAAGTTACCTATCGCACATAGAACCATAAAGGTTCGTGGATGGGTTTTAAATCTAGGATCTATAACTGCTCGTTGTGGTATTACACAGAAATGTCCTGGAGTTTTTCCTTTACCATAATCTGGTTTATCACTCATTATCTGGTTGTGCCTCAGACTTTAATTTGGCCTCAAGTTTGCCAAAGTCGGACCACAATTCTAATCCTGGTTCTGTTTTAGTATTCCAACAATTAATTTTGTTTTTTTTCAAATTGATATGATGCAGCACAGTCGTATGATCTCTGTTACCACAATTTCTACCAATAGCCGGTGTTGATGAATGTGTGAGCTCAGTACATAAATTAATAAAACAAGATCTAATCTTTATAATATCACTATGCCTTCTAGCACTACATATATCTTCTGGAGTTGTATCAAAGTAATCACACACAGCCACAAGTATATCTGACATCCATACTCTTTTAGCTCTACGATTGATTGCCGGTTGATACTTTTGTTGTTTCTTTAATACTCTTATCTCATCAATCAAACCATTTACTTTTGCCTCCAGGTATTCAATTCGTTTCTGTATGTTTACACTTACATCTTTAAATACTAATCTTTTAGTTTGGTTGCCTTGTGTGTATTCGTATCCTTTAGGTGGTCTTATAACATTATTTGGAATTGGTGTTGTCATCGTCATCTCCTTTAAATTTAATTATGTTATCTCTTTTGTTCTTAGGTGTTTTCTTAATTATATCTGTAAGTTCTTTTAGTAACTTCTCACAATACCAATGAGCTTTACCAGCATCATCTCTTGCACCTTCTAATGTTGGAACCTTCTTGCCCATTCGCATTATGTACTTGCAGATATTAAACTTGATAGCTCCAATCTTTTCTGCATCAGTCATCTGTGATGTGATGGCATCGAATGTTTGTATTGGATTGTCTTTGTAGTGTGGTGGGTTTATCTTATCCTTGCTCACTTGAACCTCCCATTCTAGCTGCGTTAATCATTTTATCTATTCGGTCCTGTATTACTTTGGGCCTAACAGACATACCAGTTTCTAAAATTTCAGACACCAATGTGGCCATAGGTATTCTCTCTATCTTGGCCTGGTCCTGGATTTTATCTTTTAGTTTACTGGAGATCTTCAAATAGAATGGTGTAAGTTGGTCTTTTTTAGCCATTTTTTGCTCCTTAAAATTAATTTATTTAGATACTTGTAAAAATATCATAAATATATATATTAGATATATGAACAATATAAGACCAACAATAGGAAATAACAAAGGAGGAAATATGGTCAAACGAAAAAAGAAATACTTTGAATTCAAAAATCATCTTATGGATCCAAAGGATTTTAAACATGAAAAAATAGAGCTTTATGTTGAACCTAGAGCATACAAAAGAGTTAAAGATATGCTGCATAAAATAGAAGAGAGCTTTATTGATAAGAAAAAAATCAAACAAGGTAAAAAAACACCTATTATTCTAAGTAGAGCATACCAGGGTAAATGGAAAGTAGCTGGTCCTATTAATACAGTTCAAACTCATAACTTAATTGTTGGTGGTTTTATTTCTAAAGAATATGAAAATGCCTGGAAGAAACAATTTAGATCTATGAGCAATATCGAGCTCATTAATATTAAAATCAATCACAAAGTAGATATATGTGCTTACAATAGGGATGAATATAACTATGCAATGAAACTTTTAAAAGAGAGGAGAGCAAAATGAATAAAATAGTAGCTTTAGTAAGAGTAAGTACAGATAAACAAACAGTTGAGAACCAGGAGTTTGCAATCAAAAAAGCATATCCAAATGCAGAAATTATTTGGTTTAGAGAAGATGATACATCTGGAGCTAAGAAGTTTAAAAATAGACCAATACTTCAAGATGCAATCAAAACAGCAAAAAGACTTAGAGTTCCATTAGTTGTTTATTCATTATCTAGATTAGGTAGAACATATGAAGTTGGACAATTTCTGGAAGATAACAAAGGTAAGATTGTATTAGATGTACTAGATACTCCAAACTTAGATGATGCGATTGCTGGTTTTCATGTTGCAATCAATAGACTAGAAAGAATTAATATATCTAACAGGACCAAAGCAGCACTAGCTAGATTAAAAGCAGAAGGTGTACAGTTAGGCAATCAAACTAACTTAGATGTAGCTAGAGTTAGAGGTCATGAAACAATCAAAAAGAATGCAGATCAATATGCAAAAGATATTAATGATATTATTCAAGGCATCAAACAATCCGGTATTAATACATTACAGGGTATTGCAGATGCACTTAATAATCGTGGGGTAAAAACTTACCAGGACAGAGTTTGGTATCCTACATCAATAAAAAATGTCCTAGAAAGAGTAGGTATATAGTGTTTGACAAGGAACAAAATATGACTAAAGATACTACAGAAGATAAACAATGTATAAACATTGGAGGTACACATGATTAAAGCGATACTTGAAGGCATAGCCTTTTTATTTTTTCTTGCTGTTGTTATAGCATGGGTTTTTTTCATGTGCTTTGCAGTTGACAGTTGTTATTATTTCTACTTTGCACCAGGAGGTCTAAATGGATGATGCTGGTAGATTAACTTCATATAAACGAAAAGAATTAGGAGCCAGTCAAATTGGTAACCTAATAGATCCAGGTTTCATTACCCCAAACCAAGTAATGGAAAATGCTCTTAATGAGTATAAAGGAGAGGAGGTTGGCAATGACATAGCTAACTTACCAAAAGTAAAGGCCGGTAGATTTATGGAAACCGGTATAACTAACCTTTTTTATGATCGAATGAATGAGTTGTGTGGTGATACAAAAACAAAATGTATTTCTGCTGTTCCTAAAACTGCTCATAAGTATCGACTTAAAAATGGTACAATCGGTAGCTCCTTGGATAATAAGATGACTATAAGATTTGGTCCTCTTGATTTCACAGACCACAATAATCTCTCTGTTAGTTTAAATAAAGAAGGTCCTGTTGAAATTAAAAATTATTCTGGAGCTGCTGATGCACCAATATATCCTGTGTATGAATGGCAATGCCAAACTCATATGTTAACTACTGGATCTGAATGGTGCATATTAGTTAGATTAGTTAATGGTTGGGATCTACAATACTTTGTCATACAAAGAAATGAAGATAAAATTAGACAACTAATAGATGTTGCAACTGACTTCTGGAATAGGTTTGATGGTATACTTGATGGTAAAGATTATTGGTATCCGGCAGCAAATAGTAAAGAGGCATCACGAATATACAAAGGTAATGGCTCTAAAAATCTTGTTGATATGAGTTCTAATAATGAAATGGGTATGCACATTGAAGGTTACATACAAGCTAATGATGATATTAAAAATGCAGAAGAGAGAAAAGATAAACACTCACTTGCATTAAAAGAGATCATGCAAAAAGATGAATATGTAGTTTGGAATGATTATAAAGTATCTCATTCTACAATGACCAGGAAAAAAACTAAAATGGTTCCTGTACCAGATGCACCTCCGACTATTACCAGGAGGTTTAGTATAACAAAGAATGGCAGATGAATATAAATTTATTAATGCCTACATTGTGGCAAGAAAACATACAGCACAAGTCATATCTGCAAAACTTAAATTTAGATATGGTGTTACAGTTGATCAAGAGTTTATTGAAGAGCTCATTGAGCTTATGGCTCATACAGCAGCAGAGGCTCTCAAACTACAAAATCAATTATTTACAATTAATATTAACAAAGGAGGAATAGACGATGACGAACCAGATGAAACAGAACACTAGCAATATTGCAGATGCTTTATCTAAGTTTCAAGATGAAGGTATTGCAGCAGTAAAAGAAGGTAACAATCCTTATTTTAAATCAACATATGCAACATTAGAAGATGTAATTGCAGCAGCTAACCATGGTGCAAAACATGGACTAGCATTTACACAATGCATACATACAGAAAAAGATATTGTAGAAAGTAATGTGGTCCACACAATGTATGTAATTACAAAAGTAATGCACACATCCGGTGAAGAGATTACATCTAAGTATATTATTATACCAAAAAAAAATGCAATGGATGATAGCCAGGCACTTGGATCTGCAATAACTTATGCAAAAAGATACTCACTCCAGGCAATCTATGGATTACCTAGTGAAGATGATGATGGTAATGCCAACACACACAATCCAAAAATTATGAAAAAAAATAATGATAAAGTAAAAGAGTTTGAGAAGATGATGTTGGATGGTGTAGATAAGATAACAAAAAGAAAAGATCTATCAGCAGCAGAAAAGGCTCATGAAATTTATGAGTTTAAGAATGCAAACAAATCAGAATGGTTTGAAGTTGGTAAGTTAGATAATGGTAAAATTAATATGTTGAAAGATACTATTGATAAAACAGTAAAACAATTAGGAGAGGCTAATGACCAAGGCACTACTACTAACTAAAAAACAATTAAAGGTATATGATTTTATTAATAGTCATATAGACAAAGAACGAGTTCCCCCAACAGTACGAGAGATAGCTGCACATTATAAATCTGTCCATAGTAATGTTTGGAGAATACTGCGATCACTAGAGGGTAGTGGTTACATTAAAATACATCCAGCTAAACCAAGAGGTATAGAGGTACTTAAATGAAAGTGTTTAAAAGTAGATTTCGTAAATGGTTTATTAAGGAGTTAATCAAAGCATATCATGCTGCACCAGAAGAGGATGATGTTATTGTTATTACTTTTGATGAGAAGTATAATGACAAAGGAGATCCTGTCCAAAAATTTTATTACAAAGGACATCCAGACCTGGAGCTCATGCAAAAAACAGGAACGATTAACATAAGACCATTCGAGGAATACTGGGCAAATAAAAACAGATCTAGACTTGAGCATTTGTTTTTAAAATTTCCAAATCAAAGTGAAGAAATGATTGATGGAGATCCCAAGTTTTTTCCAGACGAAGATTAATGTTTGTTAAGTTTGTTTTAGTTTTATATTTACTAAGCAGCGAAGGAGCATTCTCTCATGCTTTATTAGTAGATAGAGAAACTTGTGAGGATCCACATAAAGAATTATTAAAACATAAAGTAGTTATTCAAGATGGAGTAGAGCTTGATAGATTTTTTTACAAAGGTTACATGAGCTTTGGCCATTCTTGTGTAGGACCAATAGGTCATTTAAAACCTATAACAGGCACTAAGTAGGAACAAACAATGCACTTTGCTCTATTTAGCAATATAAGAGCCATACAGAGCTATTAATTATTTTATGATAAATGTATCGGACTAACCCTTTAGTGTGTGTCTATGGGCCTCTCTGATGGCCTTCTGTGATGATTTATCGAATACTTCAACCGGATAACAGTTTCTATCTCCATAACCATATTCATTGTTTTTTATTGAGTAAGATGCAAATGTTCTAACATACTCTCTACCATCCTCTTCAAACACATCATAGATATATGCCTCAGTAATTATCTCAGCACATTTCATATTATTAAATTCAGTTTCACTTTGTATTGTGCTGTCACCGGTGATATCGTTCCAGATTAATTTCTTAAAAAAATATTTTGTGTTGTTGATTGTAACTGATTTCATTACCGGCCCTGGCCCCTGTACTTCTTAAAATTTTTTCTACGCATTTTATTCATTTTACATTTACTAGGATTTCTTCCGATAGAAGTTTTGTGAAAGACTGGTTCATGAGCTACATGATCTTTAAATTTTTTTGCCATCCAATCAAACTATTTTCCCTGTCCACCTTCCATGTTTATCCATTTGCATTGGAAATAAAACTGGTTGTCCATCAATGACAGCTCCTGTTGATATGATAAATCTCATACGAAAGTTACGAGCATATTGAAAAGCAAGGCTCGATTGTTTTGTTAGGCAGCCAACTTGTAAACTCCAGACTAAACTATCTGGATTACTAAAATATTGTATAGATGCCTTCGAATGAAAATGGCCCTGGATTGTATGTTTACCATATTGTAAAGATAGCTTGAGGCCATCTGCTGCAATTCCATGCGTTGCAAAAACTTCTGTGCCATCTGATAAAGGTAAAGTAATATCATCAACCCATTTCCATCCTGGTCCTACTTGTAAAAAATCATTGTAATGTTTTATGTATGCTCTAGGCATTCCATGTTTAAGAGCTCTTCTATATATTAATGATGAATGATTAGAATGTAACAATGTCATCTCTGGAAATATTTTCTCCAGGTCATGCATAACTTTTCTTGCCATCTTTAATTCATCACCGGCTGATGGTAGATCCGGATCGCTTTCCCACATAGACAAAGCATGAGCATCACACTCATCTCCAACATTTAATACGAAGTCTGGTTTTATTTTTTTCTTTAATGCTTTTAAAAATTCTAGAGCATCTGGATGCTGCCAAGGTGCATGAAGATCAGAAATGCAAAGTAGGGATTTAAATCCTTTAGTATAAGTCGTCATCAGATGGGCCTATAAATTCTTCCTTGTACCATTCTTTAACATCAAAGCCTGGACAGTTTGGTTTCTTAGGTTCAACATCTGAATGTCCAATGACCTCAATATCTGGATACATATTTTGTGTAGTCACTATTAGATTGTGTAAAGTATAATATTGATCATCTGTAAAGTTGTCACCTCGACCAACAAGACAGCATCCTATACTAGATCCATTAACTGCTTTTGCATGAGCACCTTGCATATTGATTGCTCTACCAGCCTCTAATGTACCATCTCTTTTGATTACCCAATGGTAACCTATGTCATCCCAGCCCCTCTCTTTGGTATGCCACTCTCTAATTTTTTCTGCACCGATATCCATATCTTCTGGAGTATCTGCACAATGCACTACTAACTTATCTGTTTTTTTTCTTTCAATCATTTACAATTCCTCAAGCATTTTGTTTATATGAAGTTTACCAGTTTTGTCCACCTCTAATTCTACTTTCGCTTGTATGCACTTAAATGTCAATCTTGAGCCATCAGTATTTCTTGTTGCCTCTCTTTTAAGAGTAAGACATTTAGACATTCCATCAGTTAACATAAACTCTTGAGCTTGTTTAAAATCATTTACATCTGTTCCACCAGGAAACATTAACAATGCCCATACTATTGCAACCTTCATGTTCCTCCATTCTGTCTAACTTTATCTTTTAATACTTCTATTGTGCCTTGCATCTTTTCTATATCTTTCATAGCTCTATTTAAGTTAACAGCAGTATGTCTATTCTCTTCTAATTCTTTTTGTATATCTTCTACTTGTCCAGCTAAATGTTCTAATAACATATATTGTTCTTGATCTGTAGGTAACTGTGTAGATTTTTTTAGTAAATCATTTTCAAATAAATGTCTTGATGTTTCAAGTGAAGTTAATCTGTTTGTAATTTGACTGTACATAAAGACAACACTAGCAACTATCATGATGAGGCCAATCAGATTGGCAATGGGCATACTTAATTTTGTTTTATCTGATAGTGTTACTTGATCTTTCATTTATTAATTTTTTTTAATTTTTCGAAACTACGAGCACCGGTCAAACCTAAAAGAGCAAACAATGTAGTCATTAATACATCACTTGGTAATGTAGGCAGATCTATTGGATTGTTTGTTACAGCACCATACCAAGTAGTAATCGGTATAACTAAAAATTGAAACGCAAAAGCTATAACACAAACCCATGCAAGTGTGGGCCTCCACAATCTTTGTATCCAGGACAAGCTGCCAGTTGCCTTTGCATCCTCTCTATTTATTTTTGCTTGTTCTTTATCTACATCTACTAGAGCTTTAACTAATTCTTTTTCTAGATCTGCTTTCTGTTGATGTAATTTATTTTTATCTGGTACTAAATTGATTGCCTTGTTTAGCAATGGTAATAAAGTTGTTATGCCTTGTATCATATTTTACTTCCTTCTTTTGGTTCGTAATCTATATAGGGTAAGCAAGTCATTCTAAATTCACCACCCATCTCTTCAATGTCTGGTTTTATTAGCATAGAATTCATGCTGCACTCCTGGTAACTATAATATTCTTGTACTGGTACAAAATTAACACATTGGTTTTGACCATTAGATGCTAGACATACTGTGATAATTAACATCCACTTCATATTATTTTACCAATTTTTAATGCTCCGATTATAATAGAAACTATAGCTCCTATGTAGAAGATCACTTTAAGACCACCTCGGCCCATGGCTACTTGCTCTTTGAGCTGCACTATATCTTTGGTATTTTGTTCTACATCTTTGTGGATGTGGTCCAGCTTTTGACTGATATGTTTTAGAGTTACACTTTGTACTGTTGCTTTTTTAGTAACTCTCCCCATGGCATAACTACAATACTATTGTATCTGCCTCTTCTTCTGTAAGAGGTTCACCAGCAATTAACTTAGCTTTGGCACTAGCTTTTAAGTCTGCTTGTTCATCTAATTTTGTTTGATGTTCAGTAAACTCATTTTTCTTTCGTTCTATTTTTTCTGCTACATAGTTTTCTTCTTCTGGCGACATATCAACTTCTTTAATTTCTCCAGTAAGAACATTGTGTATTGTTTTTTTTGTCATATTATCTCCTTAATTCTTCAATCCATAAACTGCATAATAGCCAGTTGTGGTAAAATTAATTGAATTGTCTTTTGAGGATAGTCTTAATCCACTATGTGAATTTGTGCTGTCAAGCATACCCATACCATGTGACATACCAACATGGTCAGAACCACCACCAGACCAAGTTGCGTTCCATTGTACCATAGTTTTTCTTGTTGCTATTGGATTATCAAAAGTCATTTCTACCATACTATGTTCATCAGCTTGAAAAGAGTTCCAAGTGTTTATTGGTCTAAAACCATCAGTATCACTTTGGTTCCATGCGTTTTGATTATTTCCTCCTGTCCATCTTGCATTTCCAGTACCACCAGCGCTATATTCACCATTTCCTCTTGAGTAATAAGTAGCTCCGTCCATTGTGCCATTTGTGTTTAACATTGCAACTTCAATGTAAGATTGACTTACAAAATTGTGATTACAAAATAGTTTATAAAATTTGTAGTCTGTTGAGAAACAACCTGTAATATCTATTGTTCCTGATGAAGTAGTATTACCACCAGCAATTTTTACAAAGTCAGATGACACAGCACCAAACTCATAACCATTAGCACCACTATTTACTTTTAAAAATTCATTAGCAGAACCAATAGATACAGCAGTTGGTACACCAGAATTATTTGTAGTAATAATTTTATTGTTACCAGATAAGCCTGTTATATTTCCAGAGTTATCTTTTACTACAATGTTATTATTAGATATACCACCTAAAGCATCTGTAACACCTTTAGCAAAAAACACCCATCTTGATCCAGCAGTACCAGATGATGATGGAGCTTGACCAGATTGAGCTGTGCTATCTATGTATAAGTA